GCATTACCAGCTACCTTAACCACTGATTCTTGATTTGTGTTTTTAAGAATTGTCTTAGTGACAGCCATCTTTATTCCTCTAATTGTGCAAGCACATGAACCAAGTTCTCTTTTGACTCTCTCATATACTCGATAATTTCTGTTTGGTTCTGTAATAAGTTATTTAGGCGACTTTGAGTATGCTCACTAATTGCTACAATTGTGTCGTCTTTTAATACGTAATGAAGTTTACCTTCAACAAGACGATCAAGTTTGTTCAAAGCACGAATGTCTTGAACAACTGGGTCTACACTAAACATGTTAGAAGAAGCAAGTTGTATATAATTTTCGATTAATGTATCTGTAACTTTAACATCGTGATATTCTTTAATAATATTAGCGACAGTATGCTCAGATAGTTCTTCGTATGTTTGTTTTGAAATTTGTTCTTCTAATTGATGCGAAATGTAGTCTTGCTTAATGTATTGTCTTGCTTCTTCTATACTCTGTAATTCAGTTTCTAAACCATTGATTAAGATTTTACCATCTTCAGTTCTTTCGATTAACTGACGAAAAGACCTAATGCTTTCAACCACATTAGGTTTCTTTAAAGATTTAGAAAATTCTGAGTAGAACATTACTCTGTCTCTTGCTCGACTGTTTCGGCTTCTTGTTCAACAACTGGCTCTTGAGCATTAAACATGTTTTGTGCAATACCAGTACGCATGTCGTCTAGTTTAACTGCTAGCTTCTCAGCCATTGCAGCACCGAATGCCTGTTCAGTTTCTAACGCATCTCCGTTAGCCATCGCTTGAATTAAATTGTATGTAGTTTCACTCATGTCATTCTCCTATTAATTTGGCCAACCAGTTGGTGCCTGTTCATCTTGTTGTGCAGCTGGTGCAGAACCACCTTGTGTTTCTTGTGGTGCTTGCCCATCAGTAGGTGCTTCTTGCGCCTGTGGTGCGTTCTGTTGCAAGTAGTTCTGTTGTGCAGCTTGTGTAACACCAGCCAACGTACCAACTTGTTCAGCATCTTCAATACGATCGTCTTTTTCTTCTTCGATCTCTTTTTCAATCTGCTCAATGTCTTCGTCATCAAGACGTAAAACATTTTTACGGATCCATGCTTGAGAGTAATATTTACCAACAAACGGATCTAGCTGTTGAAGAATCTGAACACGCTGTGTTAAAATCTCTGCATCTTTTAACTCAGAGTAATGATTGTCTTCTAGATAATCATACTTAATCTTAGAAGAAATCTCATCCCACTCTTCTGGTTTGATAATATTCTTTGCAATTAGTTGTACTCTTAATGCTTGAGAGAACAACATGCTAAATTTCTTACGAAGTCTAACGATAAATTTGTTAAACTTAACTTCATCACGACTAATCTCTGTTGAACGACCAATCGAGAATCCTTGCTGTTGTTGCAAACGACTGATAGGAACATTCAATGAATGATAAAGTTTCTGTTGGAAATATTCGATATCCTGAATCTCCCCAAGGTTTTGTCCACCTGGAAGAGTAGTTATCTCTGTGCCTTTACCACCCTCACGACGAGGCATCCAGAAATCTTCCATCATTGATAAGTGACGACGATCGTCTCTTGTCTCACCAGTTGTTGCATCATAAACAATCTTGTTACGGAACTTATTCATAATGTCCGAAACATACTGCTCAGCTTTCAACTTAGGTAAATTACCCACATCAATGTAAAAAATTCTACGTTCAGGTGCACGGCTAATGCGATAAATGACCAAAGCATCTTCGATCATCTTTAACTGATTCACTGGTTTGATTGCCTTATGTAAATAAGACATCATCATTCCAGTGTTTTGGTCTACATATCCTGATGGACAGTAAACAACTGAATCTAATGCAAGTTTAACACCTTGTGTCGTTTGCTCTGTAATACCTTTGTCGTTGTAAAGATAGTATTCTTCGATCTCTTTTACAACTTCAATGCCAGTAGCACCTTGCTTTTCTTTTTTAATATTCTTAATACGACGGACTTTACGAGGATCAATAAATCGTAACTCTACAATACCGTCTTTAATGTTTTCTTGATTAATGAGAATTTGATAATATAATCGACCATCGATATACCAAGTTCGGAAAGTCTCATGCGCTCTTTCGTCAAACTTAAGAAGGTCTAAAATATTACCAAACTCTTCACGAATCTTTTTCTTAATTGGTTCAGAAACCTTAACTTCATCAAGTGTAATCTCGACTGGTTTTTTATCTTCGTCTGCAACAATGGCTTCATTAACAATATCCTCGATGGCACCATCACAATCGCTATACTGCGATACTTCACGATAACGTCTAATAAGATCGTTTTCGTTTTTGATGACACCTTCAAGATCCATGACCATACCGTAATAACCACCAGCATTTACGCCAGTGTTTATTACAGTAGATCCATCAGCAGCAGCATTTGGAGTGACTACACTCGGCAAATCCTGTTCTTCTTTACGCTTTATTTCAAAGCCAAATAATTGCATTATATAAAAACCTCAGTTAATTATTAAAGTGGGAAAGAACCAACTGGTGTGTCGATAGAAACATTGACACCGAATCCAGATGCTGCCCCAGTATTTGAAGTGAAGAAGTTGTAAGTAAACTCTACGTCAAATTGTTCAATTGCGTTTTGTTGCTCGTAATCCAAACCAATAGCAGAAATGTTAGTAGGGAATGCGTCAACGAATTTGTAACTCTTAATGATTGCACCGTTACGATCTAACTGATGTACGTTCAAGTCAACTTGGTAGTCAGTAGGATTAACACGACCATCAGTAGTGTTATAGTTCTGAATACCAGATTGCCATTGTTCCAATGCATTACGAATACCAAAAGTAGTATCGTTATAGATTGATACAGTCCATGGTTGGAATGTACGTTCACCAGCAAAGTTTACTGGACGACCACGATACAAAACTGGTAGAGTTTCGATAGTCGAAGCTGGTAACTGAGCTGCTTTACACAAGAACTGCGCACGCTGTCCTGCTACCACACCCAATGTAACGTATGATGGGAATACTAGTTCGACACGGAATTGATTAGGGCGAGCACCGCCACCAATCATTTGTGCCTTAAAATCAGCAATATTTGCCATTTAAATCTCCTTGTGTTCTTTCTTATTTATCCTAGATTACGCACCGATTTCTGAGAAGTTAATCGCAGAACGAGCAGCAATGAAGTTCAGAGTGATAAAGTTGATAGAACGATTTGGCTTAACGAAGATATCTGCAACAAACTCATTGCGATCGATAACTTCACCAGTGTTGTTAGACTCATCGCACTTAACAACGAAATCAGTAATACCACGACGACCCTGTACATCACGTAAGAATGGCTCTACTAAGTTCTTGAACTGAGCACGAGTGAAACCATCGTTGAATTCAAACAACTGGAACTTAGCAGCAGTAGCAATTGCTTTTTCCATAACGATGAATAGACGACGCACATTGATACGATCGAACGCAGAAGGCTTAGCCAGCAAAGTCTTATCACCGAAAAGAACAGTACCTTCTCCTGGGAATGTCACAACAGGGTTAACACCTTTCTTGTAAAGAGTGTCACGCTGAGTTTTATTTGGGTTAAATGCAAGACGCACAACATTCTTGATTTGACCACGATTTAGACCACCTGGAGAGAACCATGGATCGTTTGTGAAGTCTGTGCGAGCACATAGACCAGCAACGTCACCGTTCAATGGAACATAACGATATTTGTCGTTATAACGATCGTACTGATACTTATAACCAGAATCTAATACTGCATAAGATGTGCTTGGTAGAGCATCACGGTATGCAACAATAGCGTCAGCTTGAGTAGAAGTTGAACCGATGATTGGTTCACCAGTAGTAACATCTTCTGGAGAGATAAACGCTACGCAATCTAAACGTGTTTCGCAGATGTTGTTAATAATATAATTAGCAACTGAAGATCCTGCTCGACCAGCTAGAACTAAGCTGATATCATATTGTTCTGCGTTTGCAAACAATGCATAACCTGCTTGTCTTTCACCAGCAGTAGCAGTATTAACATCAGTGCCACCAGCTAAACTAACTGTTAATGCAGAAGAAGTATTTACGAATGTTTTACCTGCTGCAGATGTACCCCAATTAGTTCCTACTGTTGGATGATCCATCCAGAAAATGTATTCTGATCTTGAATTGATCACGTCTTTGTAATAATTATTTGTTCCGTCAGATTTCTTAGCGTCACTTGCTTTTGAAACGAATGGGAATTTTTCAACAATTGCACCACGTGTTCCTGTAATTGCGCCATCTTCATCAATGATGATAATGTGTAGTTCATCACTTGAACCATTAAGACCAGCAGTATAAGAAGAAGTTCCTGGAGCACCATCAAATTCTGCAGCGTAAGTCCAAGCAGTAAATGTAGCAGAATCTGCCATAGAAACTTTTAGGCTATTACCAAGAGCACCTGGATATTTTGCTGCCCATTGACCAACAACACCTGCACCATTTACAAAGTTATTTAAATAGGTTTCAGAATTGATAATCTTAAGACCAGCAGTGGTGATTGTTGCAGTAGCAGTAGCAGTAGTTCCAGATGGAGGTGCAGCGACTGTAATTGAAGGAGCAGTAGTATAACCAGTACCAGCAGTAGCGATTGTTAATCCAGTGATTGTTGAAGAACTAATAGTTGCAGCACCAAGAACACCACCAGCACCTGCATCAGTAAATGTTATTGTACCAGAAACTGTAGCAGTATTAGCTGAAGATAGAGTAATAGTAGTTCCAGAAATAACTGTAACTTTTGCGCCAGAAGCAATACCAGTGCCAGAAACAGTCATACCAACGAAAATACCAGAAGCTGAAGAAACAACGATAGTTGATTCAGTATTAGTACCAGTGGCAGTTGGAGTTGCGTTAGCAGGTTTAACTAAAGTTAATACTGGAGCAGCTTTGTAGCCAGTACCAGCAGTATAAGTGAATCCAGTGATAACACCATCAGTAACAGTTGCTGTAGCAGAAGCACCAGCACCAGTTGTATCACCAGTACCACGAGCAACAGTAACTGTAGTTCCTGCGGAATAATTAGTACCACCAGTAGTGATAGCGATCGCAGTAAGACCACCACCAGATAAAATCGAAGTGATAACAGCTTGGATACCACCAGCTTCGTTAGGTGCTCCAACTGTTACAGCAGGAGCAGCAGCAGTAGAAGAATAACCTGAACCGCCATCCAAACTAGCGATAGCAGTCACTGCGCCAGATGGGGCAGCAACAGCATTTAATGAACCAGAATCGACACGAACTAACAACAAGTTATTTGTGTATGATAGGAAGTTTGCAGCAGTGAAGAAAGATCTAAAGGACTCATCGTTTGGTTTTCCAAAACGACGAACCAATTCATTTTCAGAAGAAACTGTGGTTGGTTCTAGTACTGGACCCCATGGGAACACCCCAGCAAATGCACCAATTGAGCTTGATACGGCTGGAACGATTGAAGTGAAATCTTTTTCTACGACTGCAACGCCTGGAGATAATTGAAACGGCATTGTAATTCTCCTTGTTTAATAAGTTTACCTAGACAAAATCTATGTCTACATTTTATTTAGTTTTTGCGAGTTTTCTCAAAAATTTAGAGGTGGTTTCTCTGGACCACCGTCATCATAGAACCCAAATGGTGTCAATTCTTCTTCAATCGCCTGCATTTGTTTCTTATACATAATTTCTCTAAGGTTTACATTATTTAGGTCTTTAAAATACGAGTTAGTCGTTAGCCAACTAAACAAAACTAACGGCATAACCAAGTCATCGTGATACCCTTCGTCTGCCTCATAAGATCCCTTCTTTTCAATAAAGGTCGAGATCTCAGAAATCGTGTCGGCATCGTTAATAATAAGTTTGTTTTCTTCAACTAACGCTTTAAAATTGTGACATCCGATTCGTTTAATTTTCTTATCGGTTACCACACCTAATTGTGTCTTACCTCCACCAAAACCGCCAGATACGGTTTGTCCATTAGTATGTCTTGTTACAAATAGTATGTTTTCGTATTCCATTTCAGAGTATAAAATATGAGCAACTTGTTCTGAGATGTTAATCTCAAGTAAAACATAAGCATGATTATATTCCTTACCCACTTTAAAGATTACGCTTGGATAAAGAATAGGACTAATTTGATTATCACGGTATTTCCCTACCATACGATAAGGGACTTCTGTAATATCAATAATGGTAAATGACGAATAGTCACCACCAACACCCTTAGCCACATCACATACCATTACATATGTATGTCCTGCGCTCGGCTTTTCATAGATGTCC